TATCTTCTAAAAAGAACAGCCTCATCACCGGAGTTTCCCGTAGACATATCAAAAGCAAGAGTTGTATACGAGACATTCGTAAAAAATCTTCTCAAGGATGTTGCAAACATCAATTTTCAAACCATTGGGAAAAAGATGTACTGCTTTGGGGCACACATCTTCACGCAAATGCTTATTGCTTCGGGTCTTAATACCGATTCGATAATTGGTGTTTTGGACAACGACAAGAGCAAAAACGGAAAGTTCCTTTACGGCACCAATTTGATGGTGTACAATCCATCTTTTATAGCACAAGAAGAAGAGCCTTGCGTTGTTTTGCGGGTCGCTCAGTATAAAGATGAGATAGTGGATTCCATCAAAAATCACAACCAAGGGGTAAAAATCATTTGAGTAGGATGAAAGTTGCTTTATGTCTACACGGACAGGCTAGGGGGCTAGGACTCCTGACCGACTGCTCTCCTGTTTCTATAGACTATCAAAACAAAAATCTCCTAAAAAGAGATGATGTCTCGGTTGATGTTTTTTTCCATACATGGGACTATTCCAAATCTATAAGAAATTTCAAACAGAGAATCATTGATCTATATTCTCCAAAATCTTTCATGTTTGAATCTCCTTTGGACTGGAATTTTGTTCAGCAGTTTAAGGACGGCTCGGCACCGCCAGAATATGTGTATTCGAACTACTCCCACTATCACAGTGTTTATTTTTCTGATTTGAAGAGGATAGAATACGAACAATCAACAGGACAATGTTACGATTGGGTGATATGTACACGATTCGATGTTGCTCTGAATGTCAGATTAGATTTTGACTCTTTGGACAAGTCGAAGGTATACCAATCAGATTTTAACATGGATCAGTACATGTCCAACGGATTGAAAGTTCAGAATCCGGTGTTTGCAGTTGGAGGAGGAGAAAACATGAAAAAGTATTCTGCAATGCTTACAAACTTGCAACACTTGCTTGATTCGTCCCACTCTATTGATGGTCATTCGATTTTTGGTGCGAATTTGAAGTATCAAGGACTGATAGATTCTATGATGCATCTAGACATGAATCACCCATTTCCACCACGCGGAAGAGATGCTTCTCCTAATTCGTTCGTCAGAGATGATTTTCATTCATTTATGAATTTACAAAACACCTGACATGAATAAATCAAAAATAGCCATTCTGTTTACTGGTCATTTGCGATCACTAGATCGTGCTATTCCTGATTGGAAGTCCAAGCATCCGGAGTTTTATGATGCTGATAAGACTGATGTTTTTTGCCACACATGGAGTGGAGAAAACAAAACCGGATGGGAAAATGACAATAAACCCAGAATTATGAGAAACACCCTGTACACCATAGATGATCTCAAACAGCATATGAATGTTGTTTCCTGTGATGTAGAGGAATACGATAGCAGTCCGGTGGGAGAGTTGACCAAACAAAACAACTACATTGGAACCAATTTTTCTCAAGCATACACATCAAGACGAGTGTACGAGATGTTTGAAAAGTATTCCAATGAAACAAACACCAAGTACGATCTAGTCATAAAGACTCGCGTTGATACATTCTTAGGGAGGTTTCCACCGCAGTTTTCTGCTTATGGTGACTCCGGTGATCCTCAGCCTCTACCAATCGAATTGTTGAAAGACAAGGTTAAGGAAAGCCCCGATAAGGTCATGGTTCCTTGGTTCAACAACTGCGATCATGGAGGCATGACGGATCAGGTGTTGATTGGCAGTAAGGGGTCGATGCAGGGAATATGCTGCCTGTATATTGAGTGGTTGCAGAAAAATGCCGGAACGATTGGGCATTGGCACATAGAGACTAATTTCAAAAAATTCACAGATCACTACGGGTTCAATATCGAACGATTCCATTACAACTTGGGAATTCTACGCAGCATTCCGGGTTGGGATGGAGCAGTACCATAATAGGATTTAATATGAAGATAGCCTTTCACGACAATTCTCTTTCGCTTTTTGGAACCACTCTAGCAGTTTACAATTGGGCTTATTGGGGACGAGAACTGCTCGGCGTAGAGCCGATCATAATGTACAACGGAAACAATCGTGCAAACCATCCATCGGTTGTAGAGAAGTTCAGCAATACATTCGGCGGCAAAGTGTTTCCGTATACCGATCCTAGTCAGATAGATGGAATACTACAAGCCAACGGCTGCACTCATTTCTTCATGGAGAAATGCGGACGGCGTGACGGAATCATTTCAACAGTCTGCAAAAATCTAGTGAATGCTATAGCGGTATGCACACCTCAAGACATTCACGGTGATGTGTTTGCTATGGCTTCAGAATGGTTGTGCAAGACTATAGATAACCGTGTTCCGTTCGTTCCCTATATTGTTACCCTTCCTGAAGGGCACGATGATCTTCGTGAGCAGTTGGGTATTCCTGCGGACGCTTTTGTGTTTGCTCGGAACGGTGGTCTTGAGACATTCGACATACCTTTCGTGAAGGAAGCAATCCGAGAGGTCATTGACGAACGATCCGACATTTGGTTTGTGTTTCAATGCACGGAGAAATTCATAGATCACGAACGGGTGATTTTCTTGCCCCCTTCCACGGATTCGGACTACAAAGTAAAGTTCATAAACACATGCGATGCCATGCTTCACGCCCGAACTGTTGGAGAATCTTTCGGCATGGCATGCGGAGAATTTTCAATAAAGAACAAGCCTGTCATCACATGGTGGGGATCTCCCGAAAGAAGTCACATTGATATATTGGGAGAAACGGGAATCTACTACAACACCAAGGAAGATGTTATAGATATTCTGCTGAACATCTCCAAGAGCGATGTCAGCAATCGTGATTGGAATGCTTATCGTGAATACGAGCCGGAAAAGGTGATGAACAAGTTCAAGCAAGTCTATCTGACTTGATCGAAACGGAGACAGCATGAAAGCAATAGTGACAGGTGGAGCAGGATTTATTGGATCGAATTTGGTTGATCGTTTGTTGAGCGAAGGGCATGAAGTAATCGTCATCGACAACGAATCATCCGATGCAAACGAGCAGTTCTATTGGAATCCTGCTGCAAAGAATTACAAATACGATATATTGGATTACGAATCAACCCGTCCTCTGTATGAAGGCGTAGACTTTGTTTTCCACCTTGCTGCCGAAGCCCGCATTCAGCCATGCATCGTGAATCCCCTCAAGGCAGTTCAAGTGAATGCCCTAGGAACCGCAACGGTGCTTCAATGTGCCAGAGAAGCAGGGGTAAAGCGGGTAATGTATTCATCCACATCCGCTTCTTACGGATTGAAAAATATTCCTCCTCTAAAGGAAACCATGCCAACGGATTGCCTGAATCCGTATTCGGTCAGCAAAGTAAGCGGAGAAGAGTTGTGCAAGATGTACACCCGACTATATGGCTTGGAGACTGTGATTTTTCGATATTTCAATGTGTACGGTGAGCGTCAGCCTTTGAAGGGTCAATACGCTCCAGTGATTGGCATTTTCCTGCGCCAAAAGGCAGCAGGAGAACCGATGACGATTGTTGGTGACGGAAATCAGCGCAGAGACTTTACCCATGTGAGTGATGTGGTAGAGGCAAATGTTCTTGCCGCAAATTTCACTGCTCCCGATTATCAAGTGAAGGACACCGGGGGATGCAGGGTATACAACACTTGGGATTGGGGTCAAGTCTACAATATCGGAACAGGGGTCAACTACTCCGTGAACGAGATCGCAGACATGATTGGCGGTGATCGCGTCAATATTCCTCCACGGCTAGGAGAAGCAAGAATCACGCTGGCAGACAATTCCAAGGCAAAAACAGAACTGAGATGGAATTCAAAAATTCAACTAACAGATTGGATACGGGAAAATGTATAAAGCAATACTAGATGAACTAGTTGTATACAGCCCGGTCAACACCAAGCGAAGATTTGGATCAAGCGTTCCTACGGGAGATGGTGGTTATGTTGTAGTAGATGGATACGATTACGACCATTACATCGGGTGTGGTGTTGGAGGAAACGCCTCTTTCGATTTTGAATTTTTGCAGAACAGACCAAACATGACCGGATTGATTTTTGATGGATTCATCAATTTCTATCCGCTATTTCCGAGTCATGTATATTTTGTCCATCGCAACATAGGGGTGTCCAACACTCAACAGACCACCAACCTCAACAACGAAACAAAGCAGTACAAAAACATCTTTATGAAGATGGATATTGAGGGGCATGAGTGGAAGTGGATAAGATCGTTTGAGAACTTTTCCAACATCAAACAGTTTGTAATTGAGATCCACGGATTGTTTCCTGATCCAAGCACATGGAACTGGGAAAGCACGGTTGGATTTGATACCACGGATGTCCATGAAGGACTGAAAAAAATCAATCAGACTCACTATCTCGTACATTTCCACTCCAATACTTCTGCGGAATACACAAAAGTAGAAGGTAAAGAAATGCCAACGGTTGCTGAACTGACCTACATACGGAAAGAGGATTGTGCAATACACGGTCTTAACAAAACCCCTCTTCCAATCACTGGTCTTGATTTTGTCAATGGTTATGATCGTCCCGATCTATCTTTTACGGAATATCCGTTCTGTTCGAAATAAACACTGATTTGGAGAATAGTGAATGTCCACGGTATGCCTCTCAATGATCGTCAAGAATGAAACCAACATTATCCATGAGTGCTTTGATTCTGTCTACAAGCACATTGACTATTGGGTTATTGTTGACACAGGTTCCACGGACGGAACACAGGAACTCATCAAAAAGTACTTTGCGGAAAAGGGCATTCCCGGAGAACTGCATGAACGCCCGTGGGTGGGTTTCGGTCACAACCGTACAGAAGCCCTTGATCTCTGCATCGGCAAAGCCGACTACGCATGGATGATTGATGCTGATGATCGCATAGTTGGAGACTTTAAGTATCCACAGAACAAGAATCTGACCGCTGATGCATACGCCTTGAAGTGCGGTCGGGATCAGTGCATCTGGTGGCGCAATCAGATATTCAAGACAGGTATCGGATGGAAGTATGTGGGAATCCTGCATGAATACGCACACTGCGAGAAGCAGCCGCTGACACAGGAAAAGATTGAAGGCGACTACTATCTTGAGGCGCGTACCCTTGGTGCCCGAAACGCCAATGTCACGCCCATCGAAAAGTATTCTAAGGACGCAG